CTCCATTATATGATTGTGTGTCGTAAACCGCGACACCCGGCAATCATACATATTCAGAGCATGACATTGCTCCATTACAAATCCATTAAGACGATTTGTGAAGGGGCAATACCCCTTGACATCTAGTCTTTGTCAGATTTTGGAGCCCTGCAGAGAAACTTTTGAAGTTTGTCTGTAGGAACATGTAAGAATATGATATTTCAGCTACCGTACCGATTAAAAATAATATTTTAAAAAGCGCTGAGATTGAGTTAGAACTGTTTAGTAGTTGGACAGTTTGTTTGAACTCATATTTTAGCCTGGGGAGCCCACCCCGTAACAAAGCAAACCCCTTTTCTGGACTCGATTAGTTAGCTGTGTAGGAACCCGCAGCCGTATCTTTCGAGTCCATTAGCAACAACGATTGTGTAAATAACAGAGAATTTCTGAATGATTCGCATAGACGTTCGCATGCCATTGTAACCCCCCCTTTATAGATTGATTTCGATAATACATTTCACCCGCAGTAGGGTTGAACGAGATGTTAGATCTAACATGATATTAAGGACGATGGGACGATGGAGTGCGATTTACTCGACGTACCGAGAGTTATTTTGCTCAATATAGATGGTATTATATGTGTTTACCTGATGACAACCTGAGTCAGGAGGCCCGGCAGCCTGCATTTTTTGCATCCCTATTACCATTTTGAGACATTTTTATAGAAGGACTCTACCAAAAATCACATTTTGTTTGCGCTATGGTCAGCTTAGCTCGTAGAAGTTAGGTTCCATTCCCACCCCCTCATTATGACAAGTTATTTTTTCGAGGAAACAAATGTAAACATGCCTTTGGGAATCTGGTCAGTAGCATTCTTGCTGCTGATTTCAGTTGTGATTCGCTCGTTTATCACGCTTTCACCACAGTCCGGATACGGACAATCGAAGTGGGACAAAAAGCAAAAAAACGAGAAATTAAGTCGTTCCCGTAAGGAACGCGCGCTGAGTGATAAGCTTAAACGACAAGCTGAAAATAAGGTCAAGAGAAAAATACACACTTCTCAAAAACCTTTAAAATCGCAAAGCGCTAAGCGACGGCCTCATTCATTCCAACGAGGCCATCCAGATTTTATGAACTTTGGTGTAGACTTTTCCGAATATATAGTAGATACGTTTGGACACCATTGGTTAGCTCTGCGTGAGCTGGCAGCAAATTACAATTTTAATTTGTTTTCATTACCGTCTTTTCCTAGTAAGGAAACTTTTCCAGATTTAGTGGAGAAGTATTATCCTATCATTAAGGAAAGCGATATTTGGAATAATTTTTATGAAATTTTGACGTTATTGATTACGTTAGGGTGGATCAAAAAGATTGATTTGGCTATACGAGGTG